TTCCCCTATGGCGAGGGCTGGCCGCAGATCGCGGATGCCATCCGCCAGCGCGATCGGGTGTGTCGGCGTTGCGGGAAGACGCCCGAGGCGAATGGCCGCGCGCTGGACGTGCATCATGTGGTCCCGTTTCGGGCGAGCCGCGACAACAGTCCCGAGAACCTGGTCGCGCTCTGCATGATCTGCCACCGGGAGGTCACCCGCCTGGAAGAGATCGAGTACGCGCCCTACTACGCCACGCCGCGCGCGTGCCTCGTCTGCGGTAGCGACTTCTATCCCGAGAACCCGCGGGTGAAGCTGTGCAGCCCCGCGTGTGTGCGGGAACGACAGAGGGAGCGGGGGCGCGCTCGGGACCATCGCCGCTCGACTCGGAAGACCGAGTACATGCGGAGGTGGCGCGCGCAGAACCGCGAGCACGTCAACGCCTACGCCCGTCAGCGGAAGGCCCGGCGCCGTCAGGCCCAGACTGGCCCCGATCAAACGCCGTGAGCATCCGGTCGCCCATCGCGCTGTCCTCGGCTTGTATCTTCTGCTGCTCTTGGTCCCAGTCGTACCCGCGCTTGGCGGCCAGCGTCGCCTTGCTCGCGATGCCCATTTGCTGATCGAGCAGCGCGACGTTCGCGTCCTCCTGCGGGTCGGTGGGCAGCAGCTCGGGCCAGTTGAGCGAGACCACCAGGTCGTCGCGCTGGAACTGGATGGCCAGCAGCCGCCGGTTCAGCTCGACGAGCAGCGGCCCGTAGCGCCCGCGCTTCTTGATCGTCTTCTCGACGAGCGGCCCGTAGAGCACCTGCAGCGCCGTGCCGGACAGATCGCCGAGGCTCTCCAGCTTGCCCGTGGCCACGGCGGGCGTGCAGCCCATCTCGTGGATGGCCTCGTCGAGGCGGCGGTCGAGCGTCGAGGCGCCCTCCTGGTCGCTCTGCATCTCCAGGTTGCGCAGCTCGGCGTCCTTGTCGGGAAAGACGATCGTGCCGTCGGCGGCGGTTTCGAGCTGCGCGGCGCGGAAGCCGCGGCCCCACGAGCGCGGGTGGCCGTGGTAGCGCTGGATCTTCACCCAGTTGCTCAGGATGAAGTTGCGGGCCTTGTTCACCGAGAGCAGATCGTCCTCGATGTCCGAGCGGCCCCAGAAGCACTGCGGCGCGGGGAGGTTCTGGCAGTCCACGATCGGCGCGAACGGATACGGCCAGATCTCCTCGTTCACCGTGACCCAGATGGTCTGGTCGGGCTCGCTCTCCTGATCGGTAATAACCCAGTGGTCGCCGTCGCGCGCGATGAGCTGGCGGTAGCTGCGCGGCTTGCCCGTCTTCGGGTCGAGCCCGCTGTACTGGATGCGGTAGACGAGCACCTGCGAGACATCGTGCGGGTCCCAGGTCGGGAAGACGGTGGCGGGATCCAGGTCGATCAGCCGCGGGTAGGGCGCCTCCAGGCGGATCTTGACGAAGGCGTGGCCCGTCACCGCGCCCGTGAGCGCCAGGTCCTGCAAGAGCGCCAGCTTGCGGTTGGTCGCCCAGACCGCCTCGAGCCACTGCTCCTGCGCGTCCGAGATGCCGGCGTCGGCGTCGAGCGACCAGGTGACCTCCTGGCCAAACAGGAAGCTGACGCTCTTGTCGCAGATGATCTGCGCCTTGTTGACCACGACGTTGTCGTCGGCCTGGCCCGGGCGGACCTTGAACGCGCGCGGGTGCTGGCCGTAGTAGGCTTGCCAGGCGCGCTGGATGCGCAGCAGGCGCCGCTGCTCCTCGGCCGCGGCCTGCTGCAGAAGATGCTGGTCAAAGATGGCCACGGGGCACTCCTAGAAGTCGAAGGGGTCGGGCATCGTCTCGACGACGCCATAGTGGGCCGCATGCCATGCCAAGGCCAGACTGACCACGCAGTCGTCGTGCAGGCCGGGCGGGGCGCCGTAGCGAATCAGCCCGCTCGGCAGCCGCTCCAGCTCGTAGGCTTGCAGCTCGCCGATCAGCTCGGGCACCGGCGGCAGATGGATCGCGCTCGTCTCGAAGGCCAGCGCGAGGCCCTCGACGATCTGGGCCTTGGTCGCGTTCGTCGTCGTGAAGCCCTGCACCGGCAGCCCTTCGCGCTGCAGCGCCTCGATGTTCGGGTCGCCGATGGAGTTGCGCTCGGCCAGGATCGTCGTGCAGCGCCAGCGCTCGTACATCGCGCGCAGGCGCTGGCGCTGCACGGCCCAGTCGATCTGGTTGAAGCAGTCGAAGTCGAGCAGCTCGCCCGTGGCGACATCGATCACGCCGAGCGCCGTGAAGTCGGCGCTCTTGCCCCAGTCCACGCCCATCACCGTCTGGCGAGGGTGGTCGGGGTCCGGGGTCGCGAGTCCGGGGAGCGTCACGCAGGCCATCACGCGGCGGAACACGCCGCCGGCGTCCTCGAGGAAGGCGGCCTCGTACTCCTGGCTGTAGATCAGCTCCGGCAGGTCGCGCTTGGCGTCGGCGATCTCCCGCGCGTCGATGTACGGGTTGGTGGCCGTCGGCATCTGCCAGGAGGCCCAGTCGGTCTGGGCGACGTCCTGGCCGCGCTGCCAGAGCTGCCAGAAGAAGTTGCGGCCCTTCGGCGTCGAGAGGAACCACGCATCGCCGCGGTAGTCCGTGAGCGTCGGGCGAATGACCGCGTTCCACGCCTCCGCGAGCGCGGGGATCATGGCCGCCTCGTCGATCACCACGCGGCGGTACTTGCGGCCGCGGGCGGCGTCGGGCTGGTCGAGCGACCACATATCCACGATGCCGCCGGTGAGCAGCTCGAGGCGCCGCTCCTGGGCGTTGACCCGCGCGGTGACCGGAGCCAACCAGCGCCGCAGATCGCGCCAGACCTCGGCGAGCATACGGTAGGTGGGGGAGAACCATCCGACGGGATAGCTGTCCAGGCAGGGGCCAACGATGCGATTCGTGCCGAGCAGAGTCTTACCAAAGCGACGGCCGCAGCAGAGGACGTTAAACCGCCTCGCCTCGGCTACCACGCGCTGTTGCGCCGGGTAAGGGCGTGGTAGGTGAAGCTCCACCGTCCTCATTCAGCAGAGTCACCCAAAGAAGTCGCCCGCGCTTGATCTTCGAGACGAACTGCTGAGAAACGCCGCACATCTGGGCGATTTGCACCTGAGGCAGTCCTGACGCCAATAGGATGCGCACCTCGCGCACGGTCTCCTCGGGGACACGGCGATTGGCCGCGCCCATCATGCGGCGCTGCTCCACGGTATTCCGTCGGCCACGACGGGCCGCGCATTGTCGCGCCGCATGCTCGGGCGTCTGGCGCTGCCCTTGATGGGCTGCACTCATCTTGGCGCGCGTCTCCCGGCTGAGGCGCACGCCGAGACTGGAGCCGACCGTCCGCCGCACGTTGTACCCATGCGCCCGCTCGTAGCTCCGCAGATGGTCGGCCCACCATTGCTCGCGGTCCAGCAGCGACTCGGCCGGCGCGTATTCCAACACGCGCCACTCGAAGGCCTCGGCACCGTAGGTCTGCCACGCAGCCTGCAAGTGAGGTGAGACGTGGCACCCGCGCCGTAGCGCGTTGCGGTGCTCGCTCCAGCGCTTGGCGATCAGCGCCGCGCTGCCGACATACGCCTTCCCGTTGTGCATGTTGACGATCGCGTAGACGCCGCTGCGCCATGTCCGATTTGGCCTGGCCATAACATCCATATCGCTTCTTATAGGTTGTGCTAGGCCAGTATATCACGGGCTCTCCGGTAGCGGCACGTCGTCATAGACCACCTTGATCGTCAGCTCGCCATCGTGCTCCGCGTGGACGTTGTCGCGGTACTTCTGCGGTGCGCGGGCCTTCAGCAGGAAGATCAACAGCCGGTCGCTGTACTTCCGGATGTAGCCGACCTCTTCGCCGTGCCAGAACACGGGCTCGCGGACGCCCTCGACGGCGCGGTCATGCGCGGCGCCTTCCAGGTGTTCGGTCGCCTCCAGTTCGGCATCGGCCCACTGCGCGGCGAAGCGGGCGTCGCTCTCCCGCCACTTGTAGGCGGTCGTGCGCTCCACGCCCGCGGCGGTGGCGGCGCGGGTGACGTTGCCATGGCGACGGAAGGCCGCCAGGAACTGCTGTTTCCAGTGTGAGGTTTGTCGCCGGGTGCTCATGGGTATTCCGTGCGGAATGGCTAGCTGGCGCGGCGCCGCGTCGGCCGCCGTCCCGTCAGCACGTCCGTCGGGGGCGGCGCGTAGGCGCATTGGATGCAGCAGAGCCCGGGGCCGTACTCGTCGGGCTCGCTCGCCAGGCGGCCGCCACAGCGCGGGCAGGGCGAGCCGCTGTAGGCGCAGCTCGCGCAGATGCCCAGGCGCGTCTGCGCCCGCTCGACGGTCGCGCGGCAGCCGCGGCAGCGGATAGTGTCGCGGTCGAAGTAGGACGGCCCGGGCGTCAGGCTCATCACGCCGCCGGGCGGCGCCGCGGCCGCTTCGGCGCGGCGGGCAGCACGCGCAGGCTGGCGAAGTCCGTGCGGTTGCACCACAGCGGCTCGGTGTCGGGCGCGGCGGGCTCGTCGGCCAGCGTCGTCAGCGGTTGGATCTCCAGAAAGTCGCCGGCGATCTGCAGCACGCGGCCCGTGCCGATCGGCAGCGCGCGCTCGGGCCAGTAGTAGCAGTGGACGCGCTGGCCGACGAGGGGATGGAGCTGCTCGCTCATGCCGACTTCGGCCGCACGGTGCCGACGCGGCGGCAGATGATGTCGTAATCGTCCAGGTCGCGCGCGAGGTAGTACTCGCGCACCACTCGCATCCGCGCATTCTCCTCGCTGGCGGCCACGACGCTCTGGTAGGCGACCTCCTCACCGCTCTCCGGGTCGATGATCCAGACCTCGAAGAGGCCGCGCGGGCGTGGTCCCCACTCCGTTTGGATGGTCATCTCGATATTGCCCAGGCTCGCCATTGACGCTCTCCTCCTACAGACGATCGACCGCGCCACGCAGCCGATCGGTGAGCACCCAGGTGTAGCGCTCGGTCGTGGCCACGCTGGAATGGCCGAGCAGCTCCTGAACCTCGCGTAACGTCGCGCCGCGCTCCAGCAGGCGCGTCGCGTAGGTGTGCCGGAGCATGTGGGGCGTCACCCGGCGCGGGAGGCCCGCGCGCTCGCCGGCCGCCTGGAGCATCTGCTGCACGGCCCGCGTCGTCAGCCCCCGGCCGAGCCGCGATAGGAACACCGGCCCCGCCGTGCGCTTGCCGATCCAGGCCGCGAGCGCCGCCATCAGCTTCTGCGGGATCGGGACGTAGCGATCCTTGCCGCCCTTGCCCTGATTCACCAGCAGCCGCCGCGCGTCGAGGTCCACCTCCTCGATCTGGAGATGCACCAGCTCACTCACGCGCAGCCCCAGGAACAGGCCGCACTCGACCAGCAACCGATCGCGGTCGGTCGTGCAGGCCCGCACGAGCCGTTCAGGCTCGCCGGCGGCGAGACACTTGGGGAGGCGGCGGCGGGCCATGAACTTCAGATTTCCGTTCTTTCGCGAAGTTGCGCGCCGCGTCGGTGCAGGCGGCGCAGCGGAGCGCGTCGTCGGCGCCGACGTAGAGCGTGGGACGGAGCCGCCGGCAGCCGGGGCAGCGCAGGCGGTCGCGCACGCACGCGACGGCGGCCAGGCCCACCATTTACGCCGCCGCGGCCGAGGTCGTCGGCAAGGGCCCGTCGCCGCGCGTGGTGGCGCCGCAGTCCTCGCAGCGGATCACGACCACCTGCCGCGCGAGCCACTTCCGCCCGCGGTGGCGGAAGATCCAGACGTCGCCGACGCGCGAGCCCACCGTATTGCCGCACGGGCAGTTGACGAGCTGCTCCGCCGTCGCATCCAGCACGCCCGGGTCGCGCAGGACGTGGTGCGCCGCGCAGGTCTCGCAAGTGACGGTCAGCAGCTCCCAGGCGGCGACGTGGCGGCCGCGGTGTTGCACCAGGCGGAGCCCGTCCACGATCCGCCCGAGCGTGTTCCGACAATCGCACGCGATCCGCACGGAGGGCTGCTCCTCTCACGCCGTTTCGCCCTCCGTTGTAACGGAGAACAAAAAAAGCCGCCCGCTGTCCCCGAGGGGGACGACACGGGCGGCGAGGTGCCGCGCTTTAGGTTGCTAGGCCCACTATAACAGACTGCGCGGCTTCGGTCGAATTAGCGGCGCGGGCTGACGCACTCCCCCAGTCGCACTACCAGCCGAGCAGCTCGGCGCAGCACGCGGGGCACGGCTCCATCTGGCGGTGCGTGGCTTCCAGCGCTGAGAGCGGCAGCCGATGGCCGGCCGGGCACTCGCCCCAGTAGCGCCCCGCGCCGTCCCGGCGGATCGTCAACGGCTGGCGCCGCGGCAGCAAGTCGAGTTGCCTGGTAGCGGTCAGGTCCATTCGCTTTCACTCTCCTCCGCCCGGGCTACTTGCGCGGCCCGCTTGGCCTCCTGGGCCGCCTGCCGCCACCAGCGCGGCACGGCGTCGGCCGGGACTTCGCTTGGGCGCCTCGGTGGTCATCACTCTCCCTTCGGCTCGGGCAGCGCCAGCAGCATCCGCCCGGGCATCAGGCCGCGCGCATAGGCCGCGTCGAGCTGGGGCTTGGCCCACTCGCCGACCGTGCTGCCATCGGGCAGCAGGGTCGCGCTCAGGAACTCGTCCTCGAACGTCGAGATGCCGGCGTCCACCGCCTCCAGCTTGGCCTTGACGACCAGGAGCAGCGCGCGCCAGCGCTGGCGCGTTGCCTGCTCCCAGCGCTGCTCGGCGACGTGCGCCGCGCGCTGGCGGTAGCCGCCCGAGACGCGCGTGAACTGCGGATCGTCGCGGCTCGGCATGTGCAGCCGGAAACGGATCATCCGGTTGTGCATGCGGAAGCCCACGACGATGCTCTGGCGCCCGGCCTGCTCTTCCCAGAAGTAGCCGAACTGATCGGCCCCGTAGCGGGCCAGGGTCCGCTCCAGCTCGGCCCGGGAGCGATCGGCCGGGACCGTGGTGTGCTCCGCGTAGGGGCTCATGGCCGCGGCTCCGCGTCCGAGTCGACCGCCACGTCCACGATCCGGAAACGCGACGAATCGGGGTCGCCGTAGCGCGCCTCGCAGACGCGCTCGGCGTGGGCCGCTTCGGACTCCAGGACGGCCTCGACGCGCAGCACCATGCCGGGCGGAATGATGAGCCGGCCGCTACCCCGCGCGGAGATGGGCGCACTCGCCCACACCGCCGCCCACTCGGCGGGGCCGATCTGGATCGCCGTATCCGCCTCCATGTTGCCGATGACCGACTCTAG